ATCAGCACCGCCGACGATGAGCCTAGCTTTGCTGTTGACGCTGTTACTAGGCTGCACGCTAGCTGCTACACCATCAGGTTTTATTTCACCAACTACGCGCAGTACCCGCAGCAGCATGCCTTAGACCTAAATTAACCAGGAGTTCAGACCATGTACACAAATCAAAAACAAATTCGCGTCGCCTTTTTTGAAGCTTTTCCAGACCTGCCGCGCCGCCGCCACCGTTATAACTGGACGCAGTCCGACCGCAGCGCAGAGTTGATTCACCACGTTGATACCCGCTGCGCCTTTGTCAATTTTGTCGATAGCTTGCACCGCGATGGCCTGATATCCGACGCACTCGCTCAACGCGCGACCCTGGGGTGAGATATGAAAATTCACTTCATCCCAAAATCAGCAAACCGCAAGACCGGCGACATACCGGTGACCTACAGCGAGCGCGACACCTGCCCGCAGTCCTGCCCGCACTATCGATCGGACTGCTATGCCGAGGACTATTACACCGCGATGAATTGGAACAAAGTTCCGACCAGGGGCGCATCATTAGCCGACACTTGCGAGAGTATCGCCGCCCTGCCGGACCGCCAACTCTGGAGATTCAATGTAGCCGGTGACTTGCCAGGAAAAGGGGAAACGGTGGACCCTGCCGCCCTGGGTGAGATTGTCCGCGCCAATATCGGGAAACGAGGATTCACTTTTACGCATAAAAAATCCGACGATGCGATTAAATGGGCTCGCCATGCGAACGAGTGGGGCTTTACTGTCAACCTATCCGCCGACGATGCCGGTGAAGCGGACACAAATTGCAATGGTGTTTAAAAGGAGATCAGACGATATGAACATCACAGAAAAAGAACTGCGCGACATGGCCGCCTACATTGCCGACTATCTCGCCGAGGAAAACGTAGCAGAGGTTGAGTCCTGGCTTATCTGCCGCGCGATGGATGCTTACATCGGCGGCGCAGCGGACCAGAACTAACAGGAGATCAGACGATGACCAACTACCAGAGAGCCGTTGAAACATACGAGCGCGGCGGGCAATACGCCGTTTACACGGCCGTTCTATCGGGTGAATTGATGGCCGATTGCTGGAGTCAATGCCGCCCTTGTGAAGATGAAACGCCGCACGAAGATGGCACTTGCCTAGTATGCGGAACTAACAACCAATAGGAGATCAGACGATGAAAACAGCAGACCTAACAGGAGCCGCCCTTGATTGGGCGGTAGCGAAGTGCGAAGGAATGGCCGAGTATTACATGCCGGATGAGCAATGCGCGTTTGATGATGAGGGCGTAGCGTTTGAGCCTTCATGTAATTGGGCGCAGGGCGGCCCGATCATTGAGCGCGAAGAAATCGCTATATGGCCTGATGAGAACGGCGGTTATTTTGCATCTGCAAACGAGGGCGCAAGCAAGGACTATCACGCCGAAACATATCTAATTGCAGCTATGCGCTGCTATGTGGCAAGCAAACTCGGCGACGAGATCGAACTGCCAGAAGAACTAATGACCCACGCCTAATAGGAGATCAGACGATGAACACTTACAACGTCACAATCAAAGCAGAAGTTTATAAAACCATAACAGTCGATGCAGACAATGAAGATGCAGCCTACATCGCAGCGCATGAACTGTTTACAGTCGCGCCCGATTTTGTGTGGCCGGAAAGTTACAACGAGGAAACAATCGGCATTGAATTGATAGAAGATCAGACGGTGCTATCCTGCGCCAATGACTAGCAAAAAGATGTTCACCCTGTACCTGATCGAGAACGACGAGGGTCAGGTCAGGGTGATAACCGATTACTCTGGAGAAGGCGACCGCTGCCTTGCGCTTGGGTGCGAGATTATGCAGTCGCTTGCCATAATCCAGCCCCACACAGGAGGCGGTTTATCCTTCGTTATGCCGAGCCAAACCGATGTTGAGCATTGACTGGGTCAGGCTTTGGCTAAACCCGAACAATCCAACCCGACGATGGTAGTCGTTAGCATCCTCGCCAACTTGATCAGACATCCAGATGGGCCAGCCTATTTCCTCTGCCGCCTTCTGCCCTGTGCCAGACTCGTCGTTATCTGCAATGACCAACCCCTGCTCTAGCCCCTCTGCCACGCGCACCATGTTGCCAGCCGAGAAGCAAACATGAAGTGTGTACCTGCGCTTCAACTGCTTCATGGCCGCACGAACCGAGAGCGCAGTAGCGTACCCCTCGCACACAATGTTTACGCCCTTGTTATCGAAGGTAAAGGTCGCGCCGCTTGTGCGCTGACCATACAAAAACTTCTTTGTTCCATCTTCCCAAATCTGCTGCACCCCGACCAGGCTTTTACCAACTCTCATCGGTATGAGAAGGACAGGCTTGTTATCGATTCGAAGAACGCTACCCTGCTCATCAGGAAACCCCTTGCTTGCAAGGTATTCGTGGGTGCTGTACCCGCTGTCATTCAGCATACGCACCGCTTTGCCGACAGCCTCGGTCGCCAGCTTCTTACGCTGCTGATCTGCCTGCGCCTGACTGATGACGATGGATCGTATATCCAAGTTCAGACGGTCGATTGAGTCAGGCTTCCACAAACTGGTGACGGTAGATAGTGCATGGTTCTGCACGAACCCATGCGTACCCATAAATTTGACTGCGCCGTTGCGCTTGCGCGGGTGATCCTCTGTTGGATACCGCTTCCATACGCCGATCTCTGGCAGCTCGTTGATGATGATGCCATGTGACCTAGCAAATTGAATAAAGTCCATCAACCCCTCCCGATTGATTTCATAAACTGCTTCAGCTTCTTATCAATGAACCGCTTGGTTTCTGCAGTCACCATCGCCGGTGTGTTGTCGATCAGACCTCTCGGCCAGACCCCAAACTTGTCGCGGTATGTATGACTAGCCCGACCCTTCGACCAACCTTGATAGCGCATCAGCCAGACCATCTGGTTCCAGAAGTCCTGCTTGCTTTCGCGCGGCATCCCGTTAGACAGCTCGACCATCTTGCCATCCACCTCTGTCACCAGATTCTTGCGCTCACGAACGTGGCCGCAGTTGTAGCAGGTGTCACTACCAGACGGCCAGAGCGCAGCGCAGGCGGGGCATTTGCTTTCTTTCTTCTGTCGTTCAGACGGCTCTTTCTTTGCCTTCTCTTTGCCATCTTCTAGCTTGCTGACACCATCCTCGAACAGCTCATCCCAATCCTGCCGGAACCGGAGATAGTTACCGCTGTGATCTAACCAAACAGCAAACGGCTTGGCCTCTGGATTGTGTACGTTGGCGCGCATCACCCTGCCCATCTGCTGCACATGGGAGGAGAACGACTTCGAGAATGGCCGCGCAGATACACCGATCTGCACATACTCGTTATCGAATCCCTTCGTTAAGATGTCGCACGCGATCAGGCCGATGATCTTGCTGTCGGGCTTGGCAAAGTCCTCGATCACCTCGCGCTTCCAGTCCTCGTCATCTTTGTAGCTCAGACTAACGAAGTTATAACCAAGTGCTTGGAACTTGGCCGCAAGATCAGCACCATGCGCGACACCGGCTGCGAACACCACCGTCTTGCGCGGCTCACCAAATATCTCGCGGGTTTTCTTTGCCCACTCGGTGACAACATCGCCGGTAATCTTCATGCCGCGCTCGGTCGCATCAGCCTGGCTCCACTCGCCCGCAACTTTCTTCGCCCCTTCCATGTCAACTTCTTTGGCGATGAACACACGAAGCGGAACCAGGCTACCCTGTTCGACTAGCTCTTTGGTGGTGATGGGTGATACGACATTCGAGTACGTGTTGCCGAGCCCTTTTGTAAACGGACTAGCAGACAACCCGACAACCTTGATGTGCGGATTGTTCTTGATGAACTCGATGGTCTGCTTGCGCTGCGCGTGGCAGTTGTGAACTAAGAAGCCATTTGCAAAATAAGATGGGTGTCCACTGACTCGCAGATTGAAAACATTTCGACCGCCTTCGTGTTCGACAATCTGCACACTTTCCACCCGAGCAAACGAAGCAAAGCATCCTTCTTCTGATCTTGTATTTGTCTCTTGAGTGAGCCGTGACTCCCGCCGTCCAACTCCAAACAAAGTTGCAGACTGGGTAACGCCAAGTCTAGCTTGTAGTGATGCGGATACCCCTGACTCGGTCGCTTGAGTGTCTTCACTACGTACCCCGATACCCAATCCTTCGACATCTTGGCAAGCAACATTTGCTCCGTCGGCGTTAGTCCCGTTCCATTGCCGCCCCTCACCTTCGGCTTGTGACCGATGCGCTTGATGGTGTCCGACACCTTCTTGCGAACCTCTGCACTGTGCATCGGATTGCTCGACTTCTTCGCACAAGAGTTCCCGCAGAAACGCCGCTTGTTGAATAGCGTCTCGGCCTCCGGAATTAAACCCTCCCGCTTCGAGTTGATCAACAAAGGTCGAATCTCCTTGCCACAAAGCTCGCACGCTTTCTTGGCGAAATAACTTCGCACCCCTCTCCAAGGAGCCAGCGGGTCTCCATCCCAGCTCGGTAAAGATTGGGTGGTCTGGCGTACATTCGAGTTTGGTTCCATCAGATAGTTCCAATATGACTGTGCTGGATACCGTCTTCGAGAAAACCGACCGGACTACCCCTGCACCAGTCGCATTGTACATGACTTCGCCATCGCTTATCGTGTCTATCCGTTTTGGCCCGGTGGCCGTTTCCACCAAGGTCTCTCCGGGGAAACACTCATCCACGACCAACAGATCCAAGCCAGGAAACGACCCGCGCTTCTCCAGCGTTTGAGCAGAGCAGACTTGGATGTTTTCATAGGGCTTATACCGCCAATGGCCTGCTTGCAGTACGCCGTGATCGACGCTGTACTTGTCGAGGCGGCGGCTGGTTTGGTCGCACAACACGATGCGGTCTAGAATCATCGCGGCTTTGCTGCCCTTCTTCTTTGCCGCTTCCAACATGGCGATGGCAATCTCTGTCTTGCCACCGCCTGTGCCTAGATATAACAACTGACTTCTGTGTCCCCTTGCAAAACCTTCACGCAACTTCTGTATAGCTTGCTCTTGATAGTCCCGTAATTGCAGCGACATTGATTTTCCTTTTTCTGCTAGCACTAGCTCGCTAGCTTGAGCTTACCAATTTTATCCTTTCACCTATCCATCGCATCACAGGTACGGCCATTGAATTTCCTAATGCTTTGTAGCGTGGACCATCAGGAGAATCTATTGCCTTGCGCCACGGTATGTTGGTGTAGTTATCTGGGAATCCTTGCAGCCGCTCACATTCGACTGGGGTCAAGCGGCGTACAGCCATTGATTGAATCAATACGTTTTCACCGCCGGAGTTGCGTCCCTGCGCGAAAGCAACATCACTAACACACGGGTCTTGAGTGCCATGAATAACTGTTGGCTGCGCCACGCCATGAACCCCCGTAGCATTTAGTGTGTACATGGGACCGCCTTCGGTAAAACCATCACCGTTGCCGCCGTTCATGGGTTTTCGACCAATAGTGTTTTCCGCTAACGCTACCGGTTGTGCTGGCACAAACATCGGGCAACCAGCGTTGACGTGCTGATCTTCTAAACCTTGTTTATCTCCAAAGTGGGCATCAAGCGTTCCAGTAATTTCAGCAGGCCACCGCAGAGCTACTGCTTGAAAGTGTTGAACTGCTGCTCCTTCTGGTCGGCCTCCTGCGCCACCGCTGAAAGAGCTGCTTGCAATTGCTCCGGCAATTTCTTGCCGCGCTTCTCTGCTCGGCGGAGGATCCCCGCGCACGCTTTCGCGCTCAAAAAGTACCTCGGCGGCAGGTCGCCAATCTCCAAGGTATCCGACAACGAACACACGACGGCGTCGCTGGGCCACTCCGAAGTATTGAGCGTCAAGCACTCGGTATGCGAACCCATACCTGAGTTCTGCCAGCGCCCCAAGGAAGGAACCAAAGTCGCGTCCACCGTTTGAACTGAGGACACCCGGCACGTTTTCCCATACGCACCACTTGGGTCTAAGGTGGTCAAGTAATCCGCAATAGACGAGGGCAAGGTTCCCTCTTGGGTCTTCGAGTCCGCGCCGGAGTCCGGCAACGGAAAAAGATTGGCAAGGGGTTCCACCGACCAGAAGGTCAACTGATCCGTGCTCAATGTCCCACTCCTTATATTTAGTCATGTCACCGTAGTTGCGCACATCAGGATAGTGGTGCGCAAGTACGGCTGACGGGAAGGCTTCAATCTCCGAGAATCCTACCGGCTGCCAACCAAGTGGATGCCATGCGACCGTCGCCGCCTCGATGCCTGAACAGACTGACAGGTACTTCATCCTTCTAGTTTCTTGAGTTTCTTCAGAAGGGATGCGACCTGCTTTTTTAACTCACCGTTCTCGCGTTGATACATATCTCGACTGACGGTGATCTCTTTTAATTCTATCTCTAATGCACGAATCTGTGCGCGTAAATCTTTGATGATCGACTGTGCTTTTTCTTTCTGAATGTCATCGATGCTTGCTGCTTGCACAACTGTTAGTTGATCTTGCAACTCTTCGTTCTCTGTCTTGAGCTGACTGACGAGCGCAGCCATCTGCTCGCGCTGCACCTCTGCTTCGTCGAACTCGACCGCGGGTTCTTTCTGTGTCTTCTCTGGGTCCTTGCGCGTCACCACCTTGCCCATGCGATTAAAGGTGGTCGTCGATTTCGCTTTGCCGAGTTCTTTACGCACCGCCGAAACAAACGTGTGACTGAACCCACACTTCACTGCTATGTCACGATCAGACCAATCCTGCCACTCCAGATCAGACAGCATGGCGGTAACGATCTTGCGCTTGGTGGCCGCCGATCTTTGCAGACCGTGCGCCTTGTTCGCGCCAAACGAAAACAAAATCGCATCGCGCAGCGTACCCTCGTGCAGGTTGCACTTGAACCCAGGACTACCCGCCCGCTTGGCTGCAAAGTAACGGTGAAACCCGTCGCCCAACCAGTAGCTAACGCCATCGTGGAACACCTCAAGTGGTGGGAACTGTGCGCCTGCAAGCATGGCATCTGCATAGTCGGCGACTACGTTCTGATCAATCTTGTCACGGCTTTGTGTGCCGCCGTTGATGATGATCTTTTCTAAATTAATGTTCACTCTTCATCTCCCCAAAATAAAGCAACAAATGCAACTAATGCAATCACAAGCATCAGCCCCATGCCAATCAACGCGCCGCCAATCAGCGGAATGTGCATCGCAAGTTCGTAACTCATATGAGCAGATACCTATAAGTAGGGTTAGTCAGACTGTAGTTGTCATCATCTTCTCTGCTCCACTGTGCAGCGTTGACCAGGTTTGCAGACGGACAGCTAAAGTTATGCTTGGCTTCGACCATTGCCAAATAGTTATGCATGATTGAAATAGAGGTTTGAATCACTTGCGGATGGTGGTGATATCCGTTCTCTAACTGATTGGCTCGGTTGATGATTTGAAAGTCAAGCCCTTGCACAATGCTTGCCAGATGCGGATCGTCGGACAATAGCACACGCCTGCGGCATAGCCGCCTTAACCAATCCAACTCTTTCCTGTAGGTGTGCATCGGTGGCAGGATGGTTTCCGTCTTTAGCTTGTCACCGCCCCGAACAAAAATGGTCCCAACGTCAGACTCGGTCGGCGATCCTGCGTAATCAGAGATGGCAAAGTACACCTCGTTGTACCAACCCTTCTTGCGCCGCATCATCTCTTGCGCCTGATTAAGATCAGCGTCGAAGAACCGCTGCCGCATGTGTTGGAACCGCATGATCGGCAGACCGCCGTTGCAGAATTCAAATACGTCTTCGAAGATGGATTCGAACGGCTCGTCATACGTCCACCAGTTCCCACTTAAATCCACCTTCAGGTTGTACCCATCCTGCTCGGCGATGATGTGCGCGGCAACGATGTTCTCAATCACGGAGAAGAAGCCAGAGTTCGGTGGCTGGTAGCTGATGTAGCCATGGATAGCGCCCGCACCAGGCGCGACGATGTCGTCGGCAAACCCTTGCAGGGTGTACCAATCATCCTCTTCCACATGCCACAGCCGGTTAGCTCGCTCGAATCCCATGCAACCAGCTATTTCCTGTGCGTACCAGAAATTCTTTGGCAGCTCTTCTGGCAGCATGTCGTCGATGTCATCCCAATCGACCGCGCCCCAGAAGGCAAACCGCGCTGCGATAGCACCGAGCCGAGGATGCCTGCCATGTTTCGCACCCATTTTGATTAACGTTTCCGTGGGCATAGCTAGCCGTGTGCGGAATGCGTCATCAGTCATCTCGCTGATGAGCGCAAGGATGTCCTCGCGCAGATCTGCTGGGTCGTCGGGCGACCGATAGCGGTTAAATTGAATCACTTTCTCCTCCCAATACGTATCTTTCCCTTGGTGACATGCCACTGGTTGTTTGCGTGGTGTCGTTCGAGGTCGTGGTGCAACAGTCCTTGCCGCACCCTGTCTATCCTAGACTGGCGCATCAGACTGTTCCGCTCCCTTCCGCCTGTTTGCTGACTATCCAAGTTAACCATCCAATTAAGCGTTTCAATGTCTTTGTCGCGGTCGGTATCCCACAGCCTATCTGCCAGCGGCTTTAAGTAAATGCCCACAAAAGACTGTACGCGCATCTTGCTTGTGGGTGGCTGCCGCAACAAAGTCTTGTCAGGTATCTCTATGCCCAATCCCTTAAGCCACCACCATAGCTGCCCAACAGTTTTGTCCTGCCGAAACGCCTTGATAAGCATCGCATCGTAGAGTCGCTGTTTATCCATGGTTCATAATCCTGAATGCAATCTCTTCTGATGCATACTCCCAGTCCTTACACTGATGGCAGATCATGGCCGCACGTTCACGCTCACGTTCCACGATCAGCCCGGCAAACTGCAACAAGCAAGCAAGGTCGCCGTCCATCCCTTCGTCCGTGTGGAGAAACTGCTTGCCATCCCACTCGTGCTTGACCCACGGCAGGATCCCCGCACTCACCGCCAACTCCAGCACCTCTTCTTTCTTCATCGCTCCCCCTACATATAGAACTATGCAACAGACGCAATCCTACCGGAACCATGTGTGGTTTGTCATTGCAAATTTTAATTAACGTCCGTGATGCGATAGCCAGCGTACTCTTCGAAGACGTCTTCGCACATCTTGCAGATTCGCCTGTTTCCGCGATGTTCATACACACGGTAACGCTTGGGATTGAGGCCGCCGGTCGAGTACTGACGGCAGTAAGTGTCACCGTCATCCCAGATATGAGCAGCACCATCCGGATGACGCTTGTAAAGATACTTGATCATAGCGGCCTCCTGCGCCAGAGAGAGGGAATGAGCATCAACAGGCGAAGTACTGCCTAGGGGAGAGAGTATCTCACCCAAGGCATTACCTGCGCCGTCGGTCGGTCAATCGCAACGAACAGGGGAGCGGCCTGTCAGCAGCCACTCCTATTCCCCAGATTTATCCGTGTGACACACGGCTTTCCTAACCACGTATCTGGGGAGCGACGCTATCCTTACCACCGTATACCGTCACATTGAAGGACTGGGTTGGTGTTGCCATCCAAGGCAGCTACTTTTGCATCACGCCTTCCTACGCGCCCGGATCGGGAGTCTTCTGTCCGGAATACGTGCAAGCCAGAACGTAGCGCACCTGTACCATAGGATCTACCCTTTCGCCGCCGCCATGACGCGGTACGGTTACTCAGTTCCAGCCGTAGCCTTAGATGCTTTACCCGATAGACTCTTGCACGGTCAGGAGAGCGGACATGAAAAAAGCCTCAGGTCCTGGCTCTCGCGTGTAGCGGCACGCTCCCTTTCGGGTGAGAACCGAGGCCTGAGGCTTCTGGTCTTGTCTCTGCCGCTACAGTGACGCGCACAGTGTAGGGCAGATTCAGATGTGATGCAAGGGGGGGTGACTACTCGCTGCACTGGCGCTTTCTCTCATCCGGTGGTGGTTCCGGGAACTCACCAGCATCCGCTTTCGTCACCGGCAATTATACAGGAACGATCTATTGTATGGGAAAAAAGACCCCGGCAAGGGGAAGAGCCGGGGCTGGGAAAAAGCAGCGTCTCTCTCGCTGCTGGTCGCCAGGCATTCGGCAGAAGAGGAGGTTCACACGTGAAGGGAGTGAAGTATCCGCCGAGCACCCAGCCCAACGATACCCGATGCGCCCGCTCATGGCAACGTTTACATGAACAGATGGTTGCAACACATGGTTCTTGTTTTATTTCGACTGTTGACGTATACTAGATCTAGTAGTACAGTCGCCACTAGATATAGGGGAGCAATATGAAACTCACCAACAAGCACGGTCTGCCTGAAACATTCATCAACGTTATCCAACGGCCTACTTACAGCCGTGGCAATAGCGAGATATCTGTTACGGAGATCCTATCACCACCGCAGCTAGTACTCCTGCGCCGCAGCCATGCCGACGATATCGAAGTCGATGCGGCAGATCAGGTCTGGAGTCTGTTCGGGTCAGCAGTCCACAACATCCTACAACACGGCAAGGATGAGCATCACGTTGTCGAGGAACGTCTGTTCACCACGTTCGAAGGCTGGAGTATCAGCGGTGCTATCGACCTGCAAACCTTCCAGCCAGATGGGTCGGTCATCATCTCTGACTACAAAGTCACCTCTGCCTGGGCAGTCCAGCAGCAGAAGACCGAGTGGATAGATCAGTTGAACCTGTACGCATGGCTGATCGAACGGACAAAGGCGTTGCCGGTTACTGGCCTACAGATCATCGGCATCGTCCGTGACTGGAGCCGCAGAGAAGCTGCCATCAAAGACACCTACCCGCAGGCACCGATTGTTACCATCGACATCCCGCTGTGGGACGCAGAGACACGCGAGCAGTTTGTGAAGGATCGTCTGACCCTGCACAACGAGGCTAACTTCTCGGCAGTCAGCGGCGAGATGCCGCAGTGTACGCCGGAGGAAATGTGGGAGAAAAAAACAAGTTATGCGGTAATTAAAGTTGGTGGTGTACGTGCTAAGAAAGTTTGCGCCACGCAAGATGAAGCCGCGGCGCTGATTGCAACCAAGTTCCCCGATCACACGATCGAGGTCAGAGAAGGCGGCAGGACTCGATGCGAATCTTTCTGTCAGGTCGCTCCATTTTGTCAGCAGTACAAATCCTACAAGGAGGCAGTATGAAATACCTCATCGCTATCTGGGCGCTGACCACAGCAGGCATGGTCTGGGCAAGCTGCACATCCCACACTTTTTGTGACAGCCGTGGTCGCTGCTCGTTCTGCCAAACCTGTTGTTTCGGCGGTTCATGCACGACCACTTGCAATTAATCAGGAGAAGAAATGAAAAACATCGCCACGGCTTTGGTAAAGGCTCAAAAAGATTTTGGGCCAGCACTAAAGACACACACCAATAGTCATTTTCGTACAAGGTACGCAGACCTGTCTGCCTGCATTGAAGCAGTCATCGATGCGCTCAACAACAACGGCATCTACCTGATGCAGCTCACGGAAGAACACGAAGC